CCTGGTGTCCATGGTAGGCCGGCCGGCGGTCCCGACGTTTGGGCCGGCCCCCCAGGGGGCGCCGCCACAGATCCCGCCCCCGGCGCAACCGGCAGAAGAGCCACCCCCCAGCGAGGAAGCCAAGGCGGATCTCAAGAGGTGGGAGTCCATCGCCCGCCGGCGCGCGCGCGCCGGCGAGCCGCCGGGGGAATACGTCTTTCAGAGCGCTGCCATTCCCGCCGAACTCATGGCGGGTATTCAGCACGTGCTGTCTCACGCGCAGAGTGAGGAGGAGGTGAAAGCGGCCTTCGCCGCTCCCTTTCGAGAACCCTTTTTGCTCACCTGGGACGGCTACCCATAAGGCGGCCGTAGACGACGAAGCCGCCTTCCGGCGCCGCCTGCGCCTGGAGCGCCAGCACGCGGCGGCCATCGTCGTCAAGCTCGAGGAGCAACTGGCCGCGCTCATGCCCGACGCGGCCGGGGCGGTCAACACGGCCAGCATGCAGGCGGCTCTGGAGCGGGGCACACAGGCCCTGCAGGGCGAGCTGTATGACATGCTGGTGGCCGCCGGGCTGCAGGGGCTGGAGATAGGCGAGGCGTACGTCATCGGCCTGGGGCTGGCGCTCGAGCCGCTGGCGGCCGAGATGGCCATCCGGGAATGGGCCAGCACCTACGCTTACAATCTGGTGCGCGGCATCAACGCCACCAGCCGGGCGGCGCTGCAATCGGCGGTGACGCGCTGGGTGTCCAACGGCCAGCCGCTCGACAAGCTGGTGGAGGAGCTGTCGCCGATCTTTGGGGAGAAGCGGGCTAGTATAATCGCGTCAACAGAAGTGACCCGTTCTTTTGCGCGTGGATCGCAGGCTGCGTGGGAACAGAGCCAGAACGAAATCGGCGTCCAGTGGGTACAGATATGGAATACGGCCAATGATGAGATTGTCCAGAACTGCCCGATTTGCTATCCGATGAATGGCGTAACAGCGCCGTTGGGCCAAAAATTTATACACCCTGGAGGGCTAGGGGCGTTTGAAGCACCACCAGCGCACCCACGTTGTATCCTGCCCGGAAATGAGATAGTCACGCCTGGTCCGATATTAGCGGCGGCTAAATCGTTCTATAGTGGTCCGTGTGTTGAAATAGCTCTCAGTGGCGGGTGCAGGCTCACCGTTACCCATAATCACCCGGTACTGACACCAAAGGGATGGATCGCGGCGCAATTCATCCGCGAAGGCGATTACGTAATTTATGCCGCCGATGCCGAGAGGATAGCGGCGAGCATCGAGCCAGATTATGACCACCGACCAACCGTTGTTGAGGAGATGTTCGATGCGCTTATGAAATCGGGCTTCGTGGCGTCCAGAGGAGTGCCAGTGTCCCCCGAAGATCTCCACGGCGATGGGGGGTTCGTGAATGGCAACGTCGATATTATATATCCCGACGGCTTTCTGCTGCGTGATCTTAAGACCCGCCTGTTGAAGGCTATCGGCCAGCATTGTCTCGGTTTGGACTATCGCCGAGCCGGTTCGTTCCCTGCCTTCAGCCATGCGGCAACCCTCGTCCCAGGGGACGGCCCGGCCACGGGCGGCGGTGTGAGCAGCAGATACCTGGAGCATCCGCTGCTGGGAAGTCATTTGTCGCCATTTGGCGGTTTCGGATTCAGACTGATTGCGGGGGGTGATCCCGGCCCGAATCAGGCGCGCACGGAAAGTACTACGATTGATACCCGCCTCACTCGCCAGTTTATTCTCAGATTCGCCAGCGAGATACCGCTGGATAAATACATCGAAGCTGGGAATAATCTTGCGATCATGCCCTCGTTTGGGCGTCCTGGGACTAGGGATGTTGGCCTCGTGGGCGCGCCGGAAAAATGTATTCATGCTAATCCCCGCCTCTTGTATCAGGGTGGAGACCGGCTCGCCGGCCTGATAACGCCGAAACAAGTCGTCAAGGTTGGGAATTTCGATTTTAGTGGACATGTCTACGACTTCCAATGCGATTTATATGAATTGTATATCTGCAACGGTGTTGTTGTAAAGAATTGCCGGTGCTGGCTGACAGCCGTACCAGCGGAGAGTCTGACTAATGCCTAACCGTCGCAGAACCCCGCCCCTCGCACATGCTCGACTGCGGCGCGGCTCAGGCCGGGGGTTGAAGCCCCCCAGTCTGAAGCTGCTCCTCCAACCTGGTGAGCTGGCCGGCGTTCATCTCCCACTGGGCGTAGCCGGCGATGGCCATGGCTTTGAAGGCGGCGCTGATGGCCTCCAGCTGGAGCAATTCAGGTTTTTCCTCTTCGCGGATGAGGGTGCCGCCGGCAGTGTGACAGGCGGCGTGGAGAAGAGTGCATTCGTGCGCGTTGAATGTGACAGCGCACATGCCGTTGGCGATACTGTTGAGAAACATTTCCAGCTCCTTTTAACTGTGAACGCAGAAGCCCGCAACGGCCGGTGCCAGTCTGAGGAGCTGGAAACTCACAGCAGACGGTTGGGCCGTTGCGGGCCTCTGAACACAATGAGTATAGCATTGTGGCGACTGGCACAAAAAAACCGTCGCGTCGTGAGTTTCCAGCTCGCCTCCACTATAGCACAGAACGGGGTTGGTGTCAAGAGGTGAACTGATGCCCCAACGGTTAAAGAGTAGGAGCGACGTGGATATCCGGGCCCGGCTTACCAAGGCGCTATATTGGCTCTTGAACCTACTCCCCCGGCGCTGCCATGCTTGGGGCTACTACTGTGAGTGGGCTTATCCGTATGGGTTCGTGCCGACGGCCGGCTGCCCGTTGCACGATCCATTATACAGGAAGGCGAACTGATGCGCCCTAGTCAGCTCCCCGCCTGGCGGCAATTGCCCGGCTGGTGCACGCCCGCCGAGGGCGATCACCTGTACGAGACGGCGCGCGCTCTTCAGGATGGCGGCGCCGACATGGCCGCCGAGATTGGCACGTACCTGGGCCGCTCGGCTGTTGCCATCGGCCTGGGTTGCCAGGAGGCGGGTATACGCCTATACACCATCGACCACTTCCGGGGCAACCCGGAGCATGAGACGCCGCCGAGCAGGGAAGCGGCCGAGCGCAACATCGCGGCCTTCGGCCTGGCCAGTTGTGTGACAATTCGGGAGGGCGAAAGCGTAAAAATAGCTGAGACGTGGCGCTACGCCCTCGCCATGCTCTACATCGATGCCAGCCACGTCTTCCAAGATGTGATCAACGATTTCGCCGCCTGGTGGCCACACCTCGCACGCGGTGGGTGCGTGCTGTTCCATGACAGTTACCACACGGATTGGCCGCAGGTGATCGAGGCGGTGCAGACGATTGCCATGCGCTGGCCGCTGGAGGAACAGCGGCCGGTGGGGAGTATACGGGGATTTAGGAAGAGATAGAGGTCAGATAATTGTGCTTATCAGGACTGGGGTGGAGGATCTGAATGGCTGATTTCACCATCATTGTCACGGGCGATGAGGAGATCGCGGCCCGTCTGGCCCGCCTGCGCAACGCCGAGCAGGAGCTGCGCACGCCTATGCAGCGCTCCGTGGAGAAATTGCGGGCCGAGCTGGCGCTCTACCCCCCGCCTCCGGAGGGCAGCACCTACCGGCGCACCGGCACCCTGGGCCGCCGCTGGCTGACCAGCATCTCGGGACTGGTGGGCAAAGCCTACAACACGACCGTGTACGCGCCGTACGTGCAGGACGAGGAGCAGCAGGCCGGGGTCCATCGCGGGCGCTGGCAGACGGTGCAGAGTGTGGGGCGCAAATTGCAAGAGGAGATTATGGCCGACTTGATGGAGACCATCGCGCGGCTGCTGAATGGATAGGACCATGAGCACACTCGGCCCCCCCTTGAACGGAAATGCGAAATGTGATATAATAGTACCAGAGAGAACAAGGGTTCTCTTGCTGGCCATGCGCCAGGCGTTGATCATCGCATTGGGGGCGATTGAGGACTATCTAGGACAGGAGCGGTCGATTGTGCCCAAGCATTTGAGGATACGATGATCTAACAACTTCATAGCCACCGGGAAACCAGCGGCGCGTGTTTCGGAGCCACCGTAAAAGCGGCTCGACACGGGCCGCTTTTTTATTTGCGAGGTGAAAAATGCCAGTCAACCTGGACGAACTCAGGCGAAAAGTGGAGCGGGCGCTGCGGGACAAGTTCGGCTTTGACGACGAACACATGATCCCGTGGCTGGCCGACTTTTGGGACGAATACATCGTGGCCGAGATGGAAGAGGGCGCGTACTGGCAGATCCCCTATTCCGTGACAGATGAGGGGGTCGAGTTTGCCGACCGTACCGAGTGGGTAAAAGTCGAGAGCCAGCGCATATGGGTTGAGGCCAAGGCGAAGCTGATGGAGCCAGCCGGTAAGCCCGCTCATACCACCCCATCCCTGGCCGTCAAGGCGCTGCGTGAGGAAAACGGCGGCGTGGTGGTGGGCGGCTACCTGCTGCTGTGGGGTGACGCCGAGCATAAAGACCTGCAGGGCGACTATTTCACCACGAGCACCTGGCTGGGCCTGAGCGAATATCCCAGCGTCCCGGCCCTTTTCCACCACGGGCTGGACGGCGCGGTGGGCCTGGCCGTCATGGGCAAGCGCGTCAAGGCGCAGGCCGACGATACCGGCGTGTGGGTAGAGGACTGGCTGAACAAGGCCAGCCAATACTGGAACATGGTCAAACCGCTCCTGGACGCAGAGGCATTGTATTACTCGCCGGGCAGCGCGCCGCACATGGTCAAGCGCGCCGCCGATGGGGAGCTGCTGGCCTACCCGGTGGTAGAGGACACATTTACGCCGATCCCTGCTCAGCACCGGCTGCGAGAGCGGCCGGTGGAGCAGATCAAGGCCGCGTACAAGGCGGCGGGGCTGAGCTGGCCGGACCTGGACGGAAGCGCGGGAGCGCCGGAGTCTGGGGAGGAAAAGGCCCGGCTGTTGGCGGCGATAGAAGTACAACTCAAATCCATTGAATTGGAGGAACAACTATGAACGAGTGGGAAAAGCTCTTTGCGCAAGCAAAGGAAAAGTTGATTGCCGCCAAGGCCCTGCTGGCTAATGACCAGGTCGACATGAAACAGGTCAAGGCCTTGCAGGATGAGGCGGCTGCTTTGGAAGAGCGCGCCAACGCGCTCAAGGCGTCCCAGGCCGGCATCGACCGCCTGAGCGCCGGGCAACTGCCGGCCGCGCTGCCCACCGGCGGCGACGGCAACCAGCCGGCAGTGACCCCGCCCGCAACCGACCAGGATGCGACCATCAAGGCCATCC